CGTCAAGATCGCCCAGATGCGCTCTCAGCTCCGCAGCGCGCTTCTTTGCTCTCTCCTTCGGATCATCGTCGCGGAGAGGAGGACGACGAGGTGCAGGAGGCGCAGATACCTTGGTAGCTAGGGAGTCAATGACCTCGTCCGCTTCTTCGACAGTGGGTGCTTTCCTGTTAAAAGTGCTCATGTCAGTGTCCGATCTTTCCTTCGCGCTGCAGCGCAACCATGTTCTTGGCGTAGTCTGACTCAGACATGCCCATCATCTTAGCCATCTCGACCTGCTCGCGGGTCAGGCGAACCACATTGGGGCGCTGGCCACCGCGGGAGACGGGAGCAGCTGGGGGAGGAGAAGACTTCCTTGGGGGAGGTGCTTCTTCCTCTACGCGCTTCATACCCAGGCGGTTCTCGATGTAGGCAAAGTACTCGTCAGAGTCAGGCGCAATGCCGTCGTCGACGGCGTCCTCGTGGGCCCTGAACATCCTCCGGATCATCCGCTCGTTGTCGAGCGTATCCCGGTTCTCCCTCAACCAGGAGGCAGATTTAGGAGAAACTTGCCGAGCAACCTGGTCAATCAGCGGTTCGCTGGACTCTGGAGGCTTGGAAGGAGGACTTTCCTTCTCCTCCTTCATAGCTTTCTTTCCGCGTTTCAGCTCTGAGAGCTGCTGAGCGTTTATAGCCAGTGCTTCCTGGAGTTGGGCAGCCTTATCGAAGTCTCCAGCAGACATAGCATTGGAGTATGCCTGCTTGATGGCCTCTGCACGACCCTTCACAGTCTCGATTGCGTTGACAACGAGTTGGTAGTTGGCGTCTTTGGTCTCTGAGCTGGCCCGATTAGCCCTCTCAGCGGCTTCTTTTGCGCGCCTCTCGGCCTCCAGGCGGGCCTTCTCAGCCGCCTCGAGGCGCAGTTTCATGGCCTGGATGCCCTCTTCAGGGGAAATCTCGGGCTTCTTGTCCTCTACAACCTCAATACTGGGCTCGTCAGGGGAGGATTTTACCTCCTCTAGAGGCACTTCGACGTGTTCTTCGTCATTCTGCATTGGTATCACCACACTCTGTCAGGGTTATCAATGACGCCCTTGACCTGCGTATCGCTCAGGATGCGGCACAGGACGCCATTCACGGTGATGCTCCACCCGTCCGATGGACGAAATACGAGCCAGTCACCCTTCTTGAACTGGTGGTTGCCAAACCACTTCGCCTCCCCATCCTCGACGAAGGCAGACGTGCCGTGGTCAAGGAGCAAACCAACCTTGGACTGGAAGCGGTCCTCGTCCCTGTATCGGTCGGACAGGATGACGCCCCCCTTCGTCTTCTCCGGACGGAGGTAGACAGCGACCAGGACCTGGTTTGACATAAGAGAAAATCCGTAATGATCCCCTATTTCACCTAGGAGTTTCTCTTTAGGATCTTCTGGGTGGAACATATCAAGCTGCTTCATTCCCCTTCTCCACTCAAGTTGCAGCGCTTCTCGGCTTCGTGGCAGAAGTCAATTGCTGCGCGAAGTCCAGCGATCCTTCCTGCGATCGCCTTGTACTGGGCATAGTCGTCAAGGAAGCCCAGGGAGAGCGTGTCCTTCAGGCGATCGATGTCGGCCTCGACAAGCTTCTCTAGCTCATAGCGGAACCTGTCCGCTGACGTAAGTATAGACAATTCCCCTTCTCCTTCCCTTCTCCTACAGATTACAGACCCGACGGCAGCGAAGAAGGGGGACTGCCGCCGGGTCCTACGCTCCCTAAGGAGCGAATTTCTTGAACTTAGCGATGCTTGTCTTCTGGAGGCGACCCTCGCCGCTCTCGGCGCCTGCCGTCATGTCCTTGTAGGACTTAGCTACGCGGCCGCCGGCCTTCCTGGCGGGAGCATTACCGTGCTTCTTTGCAATGTCTGTCTTCTGAAGACGTCCCTCACCAGTCGCTGCGCCAGCCTCCATGTCCTTGTAGCTCGATGCGACCTTCGTGATGCGGCCACCCGACTTGCGGCCAGGAGGCATCATCGCAGGAGGCGCGCCCGGAGGCGGAGGAGGCATGGGAGCAGGAGAACCCATCGCGCCCATGGCGGGAGGAACAGGAACTGCCCTCGGCGCGATCGGTGCAACGGGAGCTTGCGGCATACCACGGCCGCCCTTGTCTGCAATGACGACGGTCAGGCCGACACTGCCTCCGCGCTTCTTGCCGAGCTTCTTGAGGGTCTGAGCGAGGCGAGCGCGCTGGCCTAGCTTGCCAGGAGACTCTGCGGCCTTAGCAAGCTTCTTTGCTGGGATGTTCTCTCCTTCCTTCACGCCGAGGGACTTGCGGAGAGCGCCGGGCTTCTTGATCGCGCCAGCGATCCAGTTCTTGCCGCCGGACTTGCGTCCTTCTGGAACGTCGCCTGTGCGAGCTGCGCTCTCGGCGGCTTCCTTCGGAGAAGGCATCTTGCGCTTGTCCTCAACGCGAATATTCTTCTGGCGCTCCTCAGAGCGCATTGCCTCGTAGGGATCAGGGAGCTTTCCGCCATCCTCGCGCTTGATCCGTCCACCCTTCTTGTAAGATGTCGGCGTCGCGCCGCGCTTCGGTCGCGGGTCAATGTCGCCAAGAGCCTTCTTGTCGTATATGCCGGCGTCGCTCTTAACCGAGCCGCCGGACTTGTAAGCGCCACGCTTCACGTCGCCGATCGCGGCCTTCGTGTCAGCGGCTGCGTTCGACTCACCGATGCCCTTAGCCGACGGCTTCATGATCGGGCGTGCGCCGGTCTTCACTTCAGCGCGGAGGAGAGGAGCAGGCGTCCAGTTGGAGCTGTCGACCTTCATGTCCCTCTCACTGGCGAGGCGTCGGGCTTTCGACTTCATGGCCTCTCGTGACTTCTTAGCAAGTTCGTACATAGTGAACCATCCCAGGAGGTTAGCGGGCGTCCCCGCGGCGCACAACGTCGAGCGCCTGCTTTACTGTACCACCTTTTCTGAAGGCTGAGATGCCCTTTTCTTCGAATGCAGCCTTCATCTCAGGAGTGATCGGGATCGAGTGGACAGTCTTGGTTCCCTTCCCCGTGTCCAGGTCAAACGGTTCAATCTTTGCTTTCTTGTCATACTTCTTGATCAGCTTGTCGAGGCGACGCGGGACTGTCTTGTCGTAGAAACCCTTCATGCCGTGGCCGCCGACTTCGAGTCCTTCCCCGTGGAGGCTGTGCATCCGCATGTTGCCAAGCGTCACTGGTTCGCTCTCAATGAGACGCTTCGCCAGCTCCTTGCCAATCAGATCCTCAAGCTTATCAGCATCCGCTGATTGGTCGTAGATGCGCTGTCCGTTCTTTCCAGTAACGATGAGGTGCTCTGTGTCAGGCGAGTACGTGATCGAGTCAACAGACTTACGCATGTTGTAGCGATCGGCATGCTCTTTGCCAGGAGTGATCATCAGCCGATCGTATCCGCCCTCGATCGCTTCCTTCAGCGCACGCTTCAGCGTCAGGTCTGTCCAGTGATGAGTGTCGGCCATGTAGGGACCGAGTGCAATGCCCTGTTGGATCTTGTTTCGCTCTTGGTGAAGGCTCTTCTCGAGGTTATCAAGCGTGTCTAGCTGGTCGTACGTATCCTTGACGCCTGCTCTAACTGCTTGCTCTCGAAGATCGCCAGCAGGAAGAGGACGACGGCCAGCGTCTAGCTCGTTAGCTTCCCATTCTTTGTATGCGCGATGAACCTTTCCCGCTAGGTCTCTCTTCTGTTGCGAGACGTCATTGATCTGAGCTGCAATACGATCCGCCTGCGCATCAGATTCTGCTGTCCTGAAACCTTTCTTGCGTCCCTGCTGTGCGCGGTCGCTCTGCAGCTCATCAACGAGCAAGCCCTTGCCGCCTTCTGGCAGGTCGTAGTCCTTCATGCGCATGTGGGCGAGGTAGTCTTGGACTTCTGGGAAGTGAGAGGACGAATAAGCAAGTTTGTTTTTATTATCCAGCGCTCGCTTCCAGGCAGCACTCTTCTCGATCCCGAGTCGAGCAATGTCAAGTGCTCTTTCTTCAGTAAGCGTCCCTTCGGGATCTCCGATCGCTCCCGCCCTTTCCCCATCGACGAGGTATTCCCACGAGCCCTTAGGCGTCCGTCGAACGCTTACTTCCGGTTTTGGAAATTCTGATTGATGGAGAACAACTTCGCGGTAGTTCGATCCGCCGGGGAGTGAGTACTGCTCGAACTTCGACATGGGTCGAACACCCTCTTCCGCTTGGTGGATCGGAACATTTTCTTCCAGAGCCGTTTCAATAGAATGTTCAAGAATTGCCTGATAAATATCGCGAGCCTGTTCTGCATCTAAATCTTGGTAGCGCTCGCCAAACATCTCCTCTGCAAAATCATCAGCGTGGTTATGCATGAATGCGTCATGGTGTTCCTCAAACTCAGGAGAGAACGGTCGCCCGGGGGAATAGAAATTTGAAGAAGCGCCTTCGCCCCCAAACACAGTCTCCTGTATCTGCGGAAGTTTACCCTCAAAGTGCTTGGCGACATCTTCCCGGCTGATAGAGGAAAGACCTGCGATCTCCTTTGCGATCCCGCTGTGCTCGATCTCGTGCTCAGGAACAATCTTGCGCAACATCGCAAGGACCTGCTCGGGCGTTCCCTTCTCTTGAGGTAGTGCGCGCGCCGCTTCTGCGCCTGCGCTGTGCATGCCGAGAGGATTAGTGATTCGACCTTCTCGAGCTGCGCCCATAGAAAGCGCACCCACTGGCTTTGTGGTACCAAATGAACCGCCCGTCACGAGTCCCGCAAGATCAAGCGCCCGTTTAACACCCTCATTAGACATTGGGTCTAGCTTGCCAGAGAGGACGTCACCAGTTGCCGTCAATCCGCTGTATGCTGACTCCAGCGCGCCTTTCCCCAGATCATAAGCGCCTTTGGCGATTTCAGTGGGGCTGATCTTTGGCGTAAAGGCGTGTTTTACAAATTCCGTCATAGAACTTGCTGCGGGGTCATATATGACTTTCTCACCCTCTGTCCGGAGGGGGAGGATACCAAACTCACCGTACTTCTTTTCTTCTTCAAAAGGGCGGGGATTCTGAGCGACCTCCCTCGCAGTCATCAGCGCCTTCTCTACATCCTCTGGCGCAAACTGCACGTCGCCTTCTACCTCGCCGCCTTCAGCTCGACCCATGAGCTTCGACAGCCAGTTGAACTGAAGCCAGTCCTCGAACGGGTTCTTGCCGCCGGGAAGGTCGGGCGTCTTGGGCGTCGGCTTGTCTCCGAGGTCAAAGACAGGGTAACCTCCGCTCATCCCCGAGACGTACGGTGAGGAGACCTCGAGGCCGCCGGCGTCCGTGTACGCTTCGCCGCCTCGGAACGGCTGGGGAGACGTACCGACCAGCGCGGACGGGTCCATCGCTGCAAAGCGAGGCGAACCACCGTCCGCCATCACTTGACGTCCAACCTCGGGAAGGTAGTGCGTAGGATAGTCGTCCTCTAGGACGTGACCGCCGTGCGCGAACCCCTGCTTCGGAACTTCCTTCAGGTATCCAGGACGAAGGAGCGGCAGGATCTGGAAGCTGAACTTGAGGACGTCCTGCATGAACTTGTTCGGGTCCGTAGACGCCAGTGCGCCGCCCAGCGCCTTCGCCGTCCGCTCGTCGATCACAGGGACTTCGTCAACACCCAATTCCTTCGCCGCCGTCGCACGGTGCCGACCGTCCTCGGTTCCGTCCTTGTACAGCTTCAGGGGACCCATAGGCTCACCGCCCTTGATGTCAGTCTTGAACTTGTCGATGATGTCCCTGTCACCTTCGCCGACTACGAGCTTGTGAGCCCGCTTCAGGAATGCGTCGGGCTTCATCTTCTTCATCTTCGACTTAGCACGCTTGCTGTCGGTCGTCATGGCGAGTGGATACTTCATCAGATGTTCCCCTCAATCGGAGGTTCGTTTGACTCGAGGCGCTCCAGCATGTCCTTCGGGAGGACCTTGTTGATCATCGCTGCTGCGTCTGGGTTCTTGGCGATCTCACCTGCCAGCTTCACTGCGGCCAGGCGCTCCTTGCTCTCCCGATCCCGCTGGCGGTTAGCAGCCTCGAAGCGGTCGTCCTGGTTCTTCAGCATCGCACGCTGCATCTCGCCCTGGTTTGACTGCTGGTCAACATGCGCCTGGATCATCGTCTCACGAAGCCTGTTCTGGCTGTCGCGGTGTTTGATCTCGGCGTCCATCATCCTCTGCTGCATCTCGTGCTTCTTCAGCTCGAGGTCGACCATCTTGTTCGGATCAAGCTGCGGTGGCTGACCAACTCCGCCGCCCTGCATCTCGTGCTGGACCTTCGCCACGCCTGCCTGTGCAGTCATCATCCTCGCGTCGCTGTCCTGCTTCTTGATCTGCAGTTCGGCCATCTTCGCCTGGATCTCAGGAGGCATCGGCGGGTTCGGGTTCGGGGGCGCGAAGAACTGCTCAGGGTTCGACCAGCCCAGAGCCTGGAGCGCCGCAGTGTCGACAGCGACTGGGTCGTACATCTGCGGGTTAGCCGCAGCCATCTGCTTCAGCGCCATAACCTTCATCATGCGCTGAGTCGCAGACGCCGTATTCGGGTCGGCCTGTGGCGTGAGCTCGCAGTTGTTCAGAGCCTCGATGAAGACCTGCTCGTTCCACTGGTAGTGCGGCCGCTTGTTCTTCCCCCAGAAGCTCTCAGGATGCTCACGGAAGCATCGGACGAGGAGGCTGAACTCTTCGGCCTGCGAGGCGTGCATCCGCTTGTGGACGCTGTTGAGGATCTTGGTTGCCTGGTCGATGAGCGCCAGAGTCGTGCCTACCGGCGCGTCCTGTCGTCCCTCGCCGACTGCCAGCTCTGCGGTACCGCCGACGCGCTGTCCTGTCTCGACCATGTTTGAGACGAGGTTCATCATCGCAGGACCTGGCTCCTTGTAGGGGAGCGGCATCACGGCCTGGTTGATCGGCTGGCCGCCTGTCTTGACAAGAGCGCCGCCGCCTGGCGGGATGCGGAAGATGTTGGTGTTCTGGCGTCCTCCCGTATCCGACATCAGGAAGCCAGGGAAGTTGGCGTACATACCTGCGTCTAGCATTTCTCTCCAGGCCGCCGTAACCGCATTTGTGGTATTACCCAGAATATGAAGTAGACCGATATCGTAGAAACCAAGTCCAGGAACAAACGAATACTTGACAAAGCTCGTTCGAGCCTCTGGCAGTTCGTCTCTCGCATTGAAGTCCTCCTCGTAGTTCCTCACGACGGAGAGGACCTCACGTGTGGAGACGTCGAGCGTCACCCGGTACGGAACCTCAAGGCCAGTGACTTTGCCCTTGTACTTGTGCTCAAAGCCTGGAATATCTAGCTCGCAGTAGATCTCGTATATCTCCCTGTCGCGGTCGTCAGGATTTCGGGAGCTGACTGAGATGCCCTGGATCTCTGCCCTCTCACGCTGCGCCGCGTCGGGGTCCTCGAACTTCGGCGTGGACAGGTCGACGTCGCGGTACACTCCGAGGATCTGGAGGCGCTTGACAGTCGATGACTTCATGTACACTCGGTGCGTGACGCGCTTGGCGTCAGACAGCGTGGTCGCCGCGTTGTTGACGATGAGGTCGTCTGCGTCGACTGACTCGCTTACCGGCCGGCCTCGGAGCGGGCAGAAGTACACCTTCTTGAACGCCGTCCCGCCGAAGCCCAGCATCAGGAGCATCTTGTCCGTGTCGGGGTAGTACTCCCTCGCGATCTCGGTGAGGTAGTAGTTCAGGTCTTGCTCGAGGGCGTCAGCGAGCTGGTCCTGCTGGAGAGGCGAGGCAAGTGCGCTGTTCTTCACCTTGACAGGACCGTCGGTCGGCAAGAGCTCGGACCGGGCGTTGGCCTGGAAGCGGAGGACAGCTTCGAGCAGGAGTGGGTGCCGCACCCTGCTCATGCCCTCGACAGGTGCGCCGTCTGTCGCGCCCTGGAGGCCAGGTATCTCAACCTTGAGGCCGAGGAGCTTCAGGCCCTGAGCTCGATCTTCAATCCACTCGTTCCTGCTGTCGAGGTCGTCCTCGACGCCTCGGAGGAGGTCGTCGGCGATCTGACCGAGCTCTCCCTGGTCGATCTCGTCGACAAGGTTCCTGAACCACTCGGCGGCACGCTCGGCCTCGGTCTCTTCCTCGACTGGGCGTCCGTCCAGGCTGATGAGGACTGAGCCGTCGTCGCTCTCGATGGTTATGGCGTTGCTGGTGTCGACGTCAGTCGGCTCAGCAGGCGCGGGCTCCTCGACCATCTCAGGAGCAAACTGGCGGATGGCCGAAGTAAGTCCGGGCGTCATAGGCATCAGGGCGACCTCACGGTGTCAGCCCAGTCAGTCGCCATGACGTCCTCGACCGTCGGGGACCACAGGGACTCATCGCCTGAGCTGTAGTGGATGTTGATCTTGTCTTCCTCAGGAGGAAGAAGTCGGTAGACGTAGGTGTCAGGATCGCCCCAGGCGAGGCGCGTCATCGGCATGCCCCACTTGATGCGGTCGAGGGCTTGGGAGAAGTTCATGGTCCCACCTCTTTGGTGATGAACTCAGCAACAAACTTGCTGATGCCTTCCCTCGCCGCCTCGTCCTCGCTGCTGGCCTCGACCTCGTACTCCCGAGTGTCCGAGTCGTTGTAGACGTGGACGCAGAAGCGGCCGCCTCCTATGGCGTCCACTGTTGCGCTGGCAAGAACCATTGCATCCTCCGCTAGCCAGGATAGAGCGGCTCCGGAGGAGCGCCTGTGTGCATTCTGGATCGATCCAGGTCAGACGTCCACTCAGAGCCTCTGACAAGTATCCCAGTCTCCCTCATATACTTCATCGCCATCGAGACTGTGTCCACGATGTCGTCGTGCTTGCCCTTCGGGAACTGGGAGACCTGGTTAATCGCCATGTTCGCCCAGGGACGATCAGGAGCATACACCAGCCCACCGTGGAAGAGGTGCTGGACGCTGTTCAGGCGAGCTACCTTATCAGAGCTCTTCGGATCAATCAGCTGTACGCCGAAGTCGTCGTAGCCGTATATGCGCCGCAGCTCCTGGGCGACGCTGTGGCCAGCGGCCTTGTTCTCGATGATCAGCTTGTCAACACCGTAGTCGCCAATCGTCTCTCTGACTTTCTCGACTAGCTCGTGGAACTCTAAACGCTCCGACCACGCGAACATCATCATGACTCTTGGATGCTCTTGCGTGTATGTTCGCTCCAAGATAGCCATCGCCTCGTCCTGGCGATTGACAGATCTCGTAATCTGTGCAGTCTGGTCACCGCCAGTCCAGATACCCCACACCGTCATTGCGGATGGGTCGTTCTCCTGCTTCGTAGTGTAGGCTGTGTCGAGCGACGCCAGTACGAAGTCGAAGGGCGGATAACTACTGCGCTCCCACGGTTGCCACCACTCGCGCTTGATGATGCCGCCTCCGCGTGGCTCTGGGTTTTGCTGCAACTGACCAGCCGCAGCGTACGGTCCCATGACGCGCTCATCGCGGTCAACAACGTCTTCAGGAAACCGCTTCGGGAATAGCAACTCGCCAGGTTCGCTGCGGGGGTCTTCGAGACCCAGCAACGTCGGCACAGCGCGGGCTGGCTCATAGCGCATTGGAAGCATGATATGGTCATACCCCAACTCCTTATCAATAATGATGCCGCTCGTATCTTCCTCATGCAGTCGTTGCATGATGACGATGATCGCTGACTTGTCAGGATTGTTCAGTCGTGTCGGGACTGCTTCGAGGAACCATTCCTTTCGGCTCTCTCTAACTGCATCAGATGAAGCGTCTTCCACACTGAGAGGATCATCGATGATAACACGATCGCCACGAGCACCAGTAATTCCACCGGCTGCAACGGCCTCACGAAAGCCAGTAAGCGTCGTCTCAAATTTTGTCTTCGCATTCTGGTCTCCCGTCAATATGACGCGATCTCCCCAGAAGCTCTGGTACCACTCGCTGGCGACGAGTCTTCGCATCTTGGTCGAGTCTCTCGTTGCAAGGTTCATCGAGTGCGATGCGCAGACGTACCGAAGGTGCGGCATGTTGCGTGGTCCCCACTCCCACGCAGGCCAGAAGACGTTCGTCATCAGCGACTTCATCATGCCAGGAGGAATGTTGATCAGCAGTCGGTTGTAGTACGTGCCGTCATCGAACTGCACGCCGTTCGTGATTGCTTCGAGGTGCTCTGCAATCAAGTCGACGTGCCAGCCATGTACGTAAGGCTGTCCTGGTTCGACGACGTGCCACGCCGCCTTGATGAACTCGACCAGGCTCTCTTCGCACTGCCTCTTCGTCCGTCGCCGGTCAAGTTCTTTCTTCGCAGCGGCTCTCAGAAGCAGGAGCTCGCGGTTACTCATTACCAGACCTGTCTTCGAGGAGAGGCGCGCCATTCACGAACGCCTCGAGCTCTTGGTCAGACATCTTCTCAAACTCTCCCACGCGCCCCACCTCATACTCGTGCCGATCCCGCCACTCGTTCTTCCGCCGGTTCTTCAACCAGAAGATCGCCGCCGTGTCCGACGGAGGCACGTAGATCTTCTTCTTCACGGTCTTGACTTCGCCGTCCTTCCCGACGACTTCTTCCTCGATGGTCTTCTCGAACCCCAGGGCCTTAGCGTACATGCTTCGGACCACTCTCTCGTCGGAAGCATCTCTTCCTAATTTTATAGCTTGAGCGAACTCTGGCTTAGTATTTTGCCAGAAATGGATTGTTTCCTCGACTACGCCGAAGAATTTAGCTAGTTCGTATACAGTAGCGCCCATCTCTGCTAAGAAGCGGGCCTGCTTGATAACTTCCTCCGTGCAACCAGAGGTCATCCCACCACCCTTGTTCCCCACGGCGTACTGGTTACCAGGCGGCGCGCCGATCCTTCCCTTTGCGCTAGACATCGTCAGGGTGCTCCTTCTTCCCTCGAAGGTATGTATACCACAACCACTTCCAGCCGTGAACCGCCGACCAGTGGGGGCCAGTCGAGTCACCATCCACCTGAAAGTCACCTTTACCCCACATACAACGCACACATCAATTTTACAAGTAAGTAAACACGTTTTAAGAAGAAGTAGAAGTGTAGTGTGTAAGGCATATAGGAGCTCCAAGCTGGAAGATGTCGCTCCTCGCCCCACACGGGAAGCAACAAATTTGCACAAATAT